GTGTACAAGTTTATCACCCGTAAGGGTGTCCTACCGCTCGCCGGTCAACCTTATTCAACAATGCTGATCACCACGATTATCGAGGTGCCAGCAGGTGCTGATTTGGCTGATGCGTCGAATGTTAGGGCGGCTTTGTCCGCTCACTTTGGTAGTCTTAGCCAGCAGTCTGCTGGCTTCGGCGATACCTCAGTAACGGGTATTATGTAAATAATGCCCCGTGGCCAATCCGCTACTTGTCATCACTGTCATCGGGGAAATCCTGAAGACAGCAGTCATGGCTCTACGTCGCTCAAAGTCCTCGTCCCGACGAAAGTCGAAGTCGAAGGTCAGAGTAACGAAGAAGTCATAACGGTTCTTTACGTTACAACTCTAAAGGTGCTACTATGCATAGTTCTGCTGGTAACCTCTCTGCACTTCTTGACGCCGATCTTATCAGCAATGGTTGGAACGGTTCAGTTGAACCCTACCCCGGGATAACTGTCAGGCAAATAGCCTTTCAGTCCCTTCGGAATAGCTTATTGAAAAAGTTTCATGACAATAAGCGTCTTCCGGATTGTGATGCGGCCGCGCTTGAAAAGTTCGAAACAGTGAACGCTTCTTGCGCCAAGTATCACGAGGATGTTTCAATCGCTGATGAGCTCTTGTGGACGGCTATCGGGGAAGCCAAAAGCTTCATCGATAGATTCTGCCACCCACAAGGGTTGCCACTTCTCACTCTTGGTAAAATTGAGCGAGGAATGGCATTTGGGCGCGGTGCAAATATTGGGGCTAAAAGTGGCGATCCTTACGGAAAGCTTGCGATTAGCAACCTTACTTACACCGACCCGGCGTTGCTTGTTTTATTCAAGCATTCCTTGGATGGTCGGATGCTCTGGATCGAGCAAGAGCAATTTCGATCTAAGAACTATCCTACTTCCGAGGTACAAGGCAGTAAACTCGCATTTGTTCCGAAATCTAACACGATTTCAAGGACAATATGCACCGAACCCATTCTGAATATGTACTTTCAGAAAGGAATAGGGTCGGTCTTGGAGTCGAGATTACGTGGGGTCGTAGGTATTGACCTTAGTACTCAGCCTTCAAAAAACCGTGCCTTATGTCGGATTGGATCACTGGACGGTAGGTTTGGAACTATCGACCTATCATCAGCTAGTGATTCTATGTCTACGACACTTGTAAAGCAG